GGGGAGTTTAAACCTTTAATACCTGTTCCATATTCTACGAATACACCTTGTTTAACATCTTCAGGTATGAAAATATATCCTCTTTTACCATTCTTTTCAATTTCTGTAGTTGGACTATTCTCCAATTCTCCTGTTCCATAAGGGAAATCGTAGCTTCTTAGAGTGTCTTTTACAATTTTTTCACCTTCGACCAACAGAGCCATTACAATTTCTCTTTCAATATTGTCTAATTTTTTCTTTTTCTTCTCAAATTCCTTTTTCAATTCTTCCATTTCGGCTCTAGATAGTCCTACTCTATATTTTCTACTCATTGACATTCACTTTCCTTATAGCATAAGACGTGGTTGTTATACCTCTTGCAACTTTCTTAACAATGTAGTCATAAGGTTTATCTGTATCTAAATTATCAACCCAAAGGACAGTGTCTTCTTTAATGTCTAAATTTGTACTAGCTGTGATTAAAATTTTATCATATTCTTCCAAGTTTCCAAATTGTCTGGTAGCAATTTCTCCCATAGCAGGGGTAACATTTATTCTCAATGGTTTAGGTTCTGTAGTGGCAGAATAATTCATTTCCCCTGTTTCATAACCATCTTCATCTAAAATAGGCTGGGGAGGTAGAGGTTGAGCATAATAAATTAATCTTTTATTAATTTCTTGACTTCTCATCTTATAACCCCCACAAAAGGTATAATGTCTGCCACCATTTCATCAGGAATATCTGGACTACTATATCCTCTGCTTATATCTCCTTCTTTATGGGAGGTTTGTCCTTCTACTCCTCTACGATTGTATAAATAGACAGATATATCTAATATTCTATAATTATATTGCTCTGGTATTTCTTTTTTATTTGGGTGATATGGATATAGTCTTTGTCTAATTTTATCCTCTGATTTTCTAATTAATAGATTTAGTAAATTATCTTCGCTAGTATCTTCAAGTGGTATTCCTAATAATATCTTTAAATCATTTAACATAATGAACACCACCTTTATAATAAATTCTCTTTAGCAAACTCCAATAATTCTGCATGTTTTCTTCTTCCAGCGTTTAATCCTTGTTCTTTTATAAAAGATTTTAACTCATGATAACCCATGTTATCTAGGAATTCCTCTGTTATTTTAGGTTCATCTTCTTTAAAATCGGATATTTTGAACCTTTCAGCTTCTTCATTTTCAACTATAGTTACAAATTTTGACATTTGTTTATAATGTTTTTCTTCAATTTGAATAGTTTCACCCATCCGATAGGTTTTACCACCATATCGGATAGGTATTCTATTTACTCTCACTATCAATCAAATCACCTACTATATAACAGTAGCTTGGAATACTTCACCCGCTGTTGGGAATGATGGCATAGCTGTTGCAACTGCCTTTGTCCAAGTTGATACTGGGTCTAAGTTTTCTTCATAAACCATTGCTAAAATATTTCCAATCATGTTTGTTTGAATAGATGGGTCTCGTCTTAATCTTATTTCTTCTGCTGTTGGTCCATATATGGTTTGACCCAATGGTCCATCTCCGAACATTACAAATTGTTTTTCAGGGAAGTATCTTACGGTTTCATATGTTCCATCTGGTTTTTGTTTTCTATAAACTTCGTCATAAGTTCTAATGATTGGTAATCCAAAACTTGTCATGATAGCATCTAATTCAGGTAGAGTTATTAGTCCAATTTGTCCTGTTTTAGATAATGCTGTAAGTTTAGGATGTGTTAATAGCCTTAATAGTACGGTATTAGATGTTAAGGCTCTGGTTGGTTTAACAGGCATAGAATTAACCCATCTTAAAATATCCCCTATTGGGTCAGAGTCATCGTGAGACCATAAATCTGTTCCTGTCAACACTTCCTGATTTTCCACAGGTACATTATAATCAATTGTTCCTTGAAGACCGTTTTCATCTATAGTAATTTTACCAGTTGCCAACGCTTCCATTCTCATAGCTTCGACTCTAGCTCTAACACCTTGTACTAAAACATCTATATCATTATATACTTCTCTCATGAGATATTGTTGCTCTGCACTATTTCTAGGGTTCTCTAAAGCTATAATATCTTCCTCTTTTAATTGCATTTTTCTCTTAATTAATGCTAACTCAAGAGTTCTTTTTTCAGCTTCTCTACTACCAATTTCAGCCTCGGTATCGAAAGCGTGAATACTTGCTACAACTGGAACCTTCATAGCTCCTCTTATATCGTCAAATTTTAAACTTTGTTTCTTAACCTCTGGGAATAATGTTTCACCTACTAAAGTAGGATATTTCCTATTTTGCAAATAATTTAAAATTTCCCTTTGGTTAAATAATTCTAATATACTTTTATAAGCCATTCTCTATTCTCCTCCTTATCTTAAACAGTTGGTTTTATCTTAATTAATCGTAATTGAGCTGACTCACTAATTGGTTCAGGTAATCTTTCCTCAATAATCCAACCTTCAACTAAAACTGAACCCGGAGCATCTCCATTTGTAACATCCACATCGTTAAATACTAGTCCAATAGCTGTTTCGTCATTTGCAGGAAATACTGTACCTGATTTCACTATCTTTCTTCCGTCCTCTTGAACTTCTCCTAATTCCTCTGGTATCTGATATGTGAATGTTTGAAATTTAGCACTCGCTAACCAGTTTATTTGCTCTACTTTTTTATAATCTTGATAAAACATTTATCTTTCCTCCTTTTAATCCCATAATGATTTTACCTTTTCTGAATTTACTTCATTTGCTTGTTTAGCAAATTGTTCACCTATAGTTAAATCTTCTCCCAACTCACCAGTTGGAGGTTTAGGTGTATCTTTTAATAATTGCTCTTTAACTTGTTTTTCAGTTGCCTCTTTTTTACTGTTCAAAACATTTACCATCATTTCAGCCATTTTAATTGTTTTTTCTTCATCTTCTGTTGCTAGATTTTCAACTAAATCACTATATTCTTCTTCTGTTAAACCAGCTTTTACAAATATTTCACTAGCTTTCAATTTAGCCATTTCTCTAGCATATTTAGCTTTCATTTCATTAGCCTCTTCTATTGCTTTTTTGAGTTTTTCCTCGTCTGTCATCTTTTCCTTTTTAATATTTTCCAACTCCCTTTCAGCTTTTTTCATTCTCTCATTTACCTCATCAAATCTTGATTTAGGTATTTGTATTGAGCCATCGTCTATTTTCAACTTAATATCTCCAATTAATTCCATGAATTCGTCATATTTATCGCCTAATTTTTCTTTTAAAAAATCCATTTACATTCTCCTTTCATTTTTTATCGTTGTTTTGTCAACGAAAAATTTAATTTCTAGTTGAGTCTCAACTACATTTTAATATAGGTACCTTTTAGTAAATATCTGGAGGATTAGGTTTTTGGAACCTTTCTTCCTCTCCCTTATCTTCCTTCCATTTTCTTAAATATTCAGCACTATCTACAAATACTTGTTCAGGGTCAGCGAATAAATTAGAATTTGCAATTGCAATTCTAGGATGTATTCCTGCTTCTAACATATTTTGTAACCCTTGGGTTTTTACTAATAGGTTATCTGTCTTATTTCTATTAAATTTCACATCTATATCTGAAAGTTTTAAACCATCTAAAGATACAGTATTAGAATCTTCCAATATTCTCAATACGACTTTTAAGAATTGAAGTTCTGAACTCTTAAACATCTGTTCCATTGCCACTGCTCTAGCTTCAGCATTTATCCAACCTTGTCCAATTGTTAACGCTTGTCCTGTGTTTCCTCCTGCACTAGCCTCCCTATCGGGTACACCAGTTATTGTTAAAACTGTTCGGTATAAATAATTTACGAATGTTTGAGTTTGGTCTTGATTTAATTCTTGACTCAATATCTCCACGTCGGCGTTTAAGTTATCTGTACTAGTTATTTTAATTGCTCCTAAATCCTTTAGCTGTTTAAAATCATCTGCTGATATATCACAATTGACAAATTTCATTATAGATTGAATAAATTGTTCTATACCATCCATCCTGTTAGATGCTACGTTATTTATAGCATTTAATAATCCTAAAACAGGTTCAAATACTCCCAATCTACTAGGATTAGCGGGATATTCTATTATAGGTATAGATTTTAAAACATGGGGAGTTTCGCTTATAATTTTTGTCTCTCCTAATCCATCATACACAACTTCCCAATAGTGAGTGTTACTATAAATCCCTAGTCTATAATTTACATCATTGTCTTCGCCTAAATTTTTTACATAGGTGCCTGCTAAAATTGGCTTTTTTCCAAAGTCTGTAGAATATATAACAAAAGTTGTTCTTGGGTCTAAAATCTCCATTTCAAATGGTGATAAAGAATCTTTTTCGGTGGAAGGTAATACCATCCTGTAACCTGTACCACAGATATTCATCCATTCTCCTAATTGTCTATCTTTAGAGGCTTTATCATTAATATACATCAATTCATTTAAAAGAGATACTTTATTTGTCTCAACTTGTTCTACATTATCATGATTGTCTTCTCTTTGTCTTTGGACATACTGGATAGGTTGACCAAAAGTGTAACCTGTTTTGAATTCTACTATTTCATAAGCATGGTTTTCAACTATTTTATTATTAATCTCTGGTCTAATTATTTTAGTTCTCCTTAAAATATCTTGTTTCCCTCTATAATAATCGTATAGATAATTTATTTCTTCACTATTCATTAGATGTTTTGGAAATATCTGTTCTAGAATTTTAGGTAAATTCTCTCTAGTTGGTTTTAAAGATGTGAATAATTGTTTTCTACCAGTATAGACTTTTTCTCCTATTAAATCCATATTTCACCTCCACCTTTTCAAATAAAAAAGAGTATGTCAAATGTTTGTTCGCTCATTTAACATACTCTCATATATAATAAAGATACCATATTATTCTATTTTTGTCAAATCCTCAACTCTATGACTTGAAAATATAAAATAATGTTGGTAATATCATTAAAAGTAAACTTATTAATGTAATTAACCTATAGTTCACATCTTCCTTTCTAACCAAACTATCCATATTAACTAATCCTACAATGGTCCAAATCACAAATAAGTAAATTCTAAGTATTTTCAATTTACACCCTCCTAACCTTTCTCTATGTTCGTAATCCTCCCATTAATTGTAAAAATATACAAAATTATCGTGTAACATTTCATAACCTTTGAAATATTTAGCTACAAATAGAAGTTTATCTTTCTGCATATATAACAGTACATGTTTAAAATCTCTTGTAAGTGCCTCGCATTGTTCTTTTAATGTCTTTTCCCCTTCATATAAATAGCAATCCCATGTAAGGCATAACAATGATATCGCTAAATCTGTTTCTTTAGCTTCTATCTTAAATGGATATTGCTTTGTAATATATTTGTATCTATCACTGTTCCAATAATTTTTAATTGGCACATCATTAATCCCAATATACTCAATATCACTGTCTATAAATACTTCACTTTGGTGTCCCATTGCACATCCTATATCAAAAACTCTTTTTAACCCTTTTTCTTTAGCAAATTTTAATACAAATTCATATCTTGCCCCTTCTTTTTCCAATAAAAAGAAATGCTCTATACAATTCATTTCTCTTAAAAATTCTGTATCTTCCAATGTTGCTATTCGGTTAAGTTCATCCCATCTTTGTAATAATCGCTTATATTTGTTTTCCATATCAATTTACACTCTCCATACATACTCAACTTCATTTCTATTGAAAAATGCTACGTTACGTTCATCTTTATCTAGAAAAATTATAGTATTAGTGAACGTGTTGTAATCAAAGTTATTTGCCTCTACAATCATGTACTTATTGAATATTTTACCTTTGAGCTTTACTATATATTTATTCATCTTAACTCTCCTTTCTATTACACATAATAATCATTGGATACACCTAATATTTGTTATGTGCATCAATTAAAACCATATCATTTCTTCATTTGCATTTAATAAATTAATATATTCATCATCTATTGAGTTGTAAATTGAAGATTCTCCTAGCCAACAATTTCTAATAAATTTACCATCTACAAATCTCCCTAAAGACCATAATGTTAAATAATCATCATCGGATTCACCAAGTAATATATCTAACCATTTATAGGAATAGGTAATTTGTAGTAATTATGGTTATAACAACTAATTTCAGGAATGTACTCTAAGTCTTTTACCATTATTTTTAATTCCATAATAAATTAAATGACCTCCCTTTCATACTTCTCAACTTTAGGTAATATTTCTTTTAACATTTGTCTAGTAAATCTCTTTGCTGAATTAGTAATGTTTTTAATTCATTGTATTCACCTTGCAAAATATCATATATATCACTTTTTATTGCATATTCTTCGTCATCATCAACATCAAACAAATAATCATTTTTTAAAAGTCTTATTATTTTGTTTATTATTTTATCAATATCCATCTCTATCCTCCTTATTACACATAATAATCATTAGATACACATAATACTTGTAATGTTCATTAAACATCTATTACTGTTGCAGGAAAACTGCCTCTGCAAGGTTCATTTCTATAATTTATTAACACTCCACCTGTTGGAGAAGGTGATACTTTTATATAGATATGTCTAACATCAT